GGCTCTTAAGAGATTGATACCGAATCTACCGGTACTTCAAACTATTATTTATTGTATCTCTTATGCTCGTTCATTTGAAAAAATAAGTAATAGTAATGCGGGTGAATTTAATGGATGGAGTAATAACTTGGCGTCAGTTTCGTTAGATATTGACTATGGAGCTACATCAACATTATTTTTAAAACCTTATTCTTGTGTTAATGTTCAAACAAATCCATCGACTAATATTTCATTACCGTTGGCAAGTTTTTCAACACTCGATACATATATTACTTTTATGAGAGATAGGTTGATTAATAATATTGACAGAGTTTTAGATATTGGTTTGGTAAAATATTATGTTTGTTTCTACCCTCAAAAGAATGTTTCACCAAGTGATTACGATAAAAATATCGATGAGTATAAAACTTTAAAAAGGACAATGGAAAAGGCTTTAACGTCTGCATTGTCCAAAGGGGTTGAGGTTGCAACTAAAGAAATTGTATCTGATTTATTAAACCAAATAAATGAAACCGATAATAATGGTAGTAGTCCGGGTGTTACACCAACACCTTCACCGATTCCGCCATTACCTGGTCAATCTTGTCCACCACCGGTTATATCATCGTTCTCACCATTGTCAGGTAATACAGGAACGATTGTACAACTTAATGGTAGAAACTTTAATGGTGTTAAATCGGTTAAAGTTAACGGAGTTGAGGTTGGAATGACAGGTATAACGGTGTTTAATGATTCAACGATGAGAGTTATTACGCCTAAATTTTTACCTGATAATGTGGTTAAGAAAGGGTTTATTGTTGTCACTACTGATTTTGGTACATTTACAACAATTGACCAATTTACCTATGACCCTGCATTACCAGCATCTGCTGCAGCATCACCGGGGGGTTATCAAAATCCTCAAAATCAAACTGCAAATACCCCTCAAACTGAGACTGTAAATACTAATCCTCAGACTGTGGGTAATATTACTATGATTGGTACCGCGGTTCAGTTAAACGCTAGTAAAACTCAATCATTAAATGTTAAGATAAATCCACAGGAAACTGGATGGGTATTATCACCTAATCCTGATATGAAATATGTAGTGTATGAATTAGAAGAAGTTAACGGTCAAGTAACTCGAAAATATATTTCACAAAGTGTGATAGGTGTTGGAGGACAAGTAACAAATAATCAATTCAATGTTACCTTAAATGATGTTGAATCTTATTTTATAACTAATATCCCTAAAATTGAAGGTAAAACACAGATTGATATTGTGTTTATTCTTAAAGCGTATAAAGGACAAGAACAACCTGTGGTACAACAATTCCCATTTAAAGTATGGTATACATTACCAAATCAATCACAAGTTCCGGTTGTTAATGTTCCAAGTAGTCAAACATTACCGACATTCCCACCTCAAAAAATTGCGTTCATTAAAATAGGTGAATCTACTGAGTTACAAGGAAGAGGTTGGGATTATTATAATATTAAAAAACCGGATGGAGGATATATTACATATCAATTAACAACTCAAGAACCATTTGACGAACGAAAAGCTATTAATAATAGAGTTTTATACGCTGAAACATATGAAATTGCAAATTATGGTGGTAGTGGAAGTGTTGCTACTAATTATACTAATTTAATTAATATTAATAAATTGGGGAATTTTAGATTACAAGTACAATATAAACCGTATGGTAATACATCTCCGATTGGTGGTGAAGTTTTAGTTCAAACTATAGTAAGTGACGTTTTCACTTTATAACATAACGATATATTTATAATAAAAACAATTTTATGAACATAAAATCAGCATTAGACAACTATCTTGGGAAATCGACTAGAGTTTCTCAAACAGATAACGGTGATGGAACACAACAAGTTTGTGATTTAGACACAGGGGATTGTTATACAATCAGAGAAAGAGATGGTCTTATTGAAAGAGCCGGACACCAAACAACTATTAATAGAAAAGTTAGAGTTGAGACTGCGGGAGGAATTAAACAATTATTAAACGGATAATCAAAATGGGTTTAGACAAGAAATTAATACAAGAAATTGCGAGATATCACAATATTAATAAGTATATTATGGAACAAGAGGCGGAAGTTCCTGAAGACCCAACAGCTGGGTTAGAGGCGTTAACACCACCTGCTGCCGCAGGAGAAGTTCCACCAGCACCTGCACCATCTGAGGCAGTACCGCCACCGGCGCCGGGAGACGCGGCACCACAACCAATTGATGTTGAGAATGACCCTGATATTGAAAAAATTGACGATGAAGGAGCTTCTGAAGAAACAGGAACTGAAGGTGAAGAATCTGAAGAACTTGAAATAACTGATTTGGTTAATTCTCAAAAAAATATTGAAACAAAACAAGAAGAATATTTTGAAAACTTGTTTAACCAATTGTCTAACTTAGAGGCTAAATTAGGTGAGATGGATAATGTTATGAATAAATTAAACTCACTTGAAAATAAAATTGAGAAGTATCGTGAAAAAACTCCTCAAGAAAAATTAGAGTTAAGAAGTTACGATTCATATCCGTTCAACCAAAAACTTTCACAATTCTTCGATGACAAACAAGAAGAAATGGAGAAAACAGGGAAAAATGATTATGTTTTAACTTCAGACGAAGTTGAAGATATTAATGTGAATGATATTAAAAATTCATTCCAACCTGGTTCTCAAGAAGATGAATACAAAACATCATTTAAACGATAACAAAAAATTCAAAGGTGTCTTAACGGACACCTTTTTTTATTTGACTTCACTAATTTTATCACCTATATTTAAAGAACAATTTAACAATTTAATTTTATAACACATGAGTTCATTAGACGCCGTATTGGCACAGTACGAAAATTCAAAACAATCAGGGGGCGGAGCCCAAGGGAAAATGTCGCAAGACGAAAGAATGAAAAAATATTTTGCACTTATCTTAAGTGATAAGGAGCAATCTGGACAAAGAAGAGTTAGAATCTTACCTACGAGTGATGGTTCATCACCATTTAAAGAAGCTTGGTATCATGAGATACAAGTAGGTGGACAATGGCAAAAATTCTACGACCCGGGAAAAAATGATAACGAACGTTCACCTTTAAATGAGGTTTATGAAGAGTTAATTTCAACCGGAAAAGAATCTGACAAACAATTAGCTGCTCAGTATCGTTCTCGTAAATTCTATATCGTAAAAGTTATCGATAGAGATAGAGAAGAAGACGGACCAAAATTTTGGAGATTCAAACACAACTACAAAAATGATGGTATCTTAGATAAAATCATTCCAATTTGGAGAAACAAAGGAGATATTACCGATGCTAAAATCGGTAGAGATTTAATCATCGAATTAAATAAAACAAAAGCTCCAAATGGTAAAGAATATACTGCAGTATCTACAATTATGTACGAAGACCAAGGTCCGGTACATACTGACCCGGCTCAAGCAAACGCTTGGATTACTGACGAATTAACTTGGTTAGATGTTTATTCTAAAAAACCTGTTGAATATCTTGAAGCGATTGCTCGTGGAGAAACACCAAGATGGGATTCAGAAAAAGGTGGATACGCTTACGAAAGTGATTCAGTAAATACAGAATCATTTGGTGGTGGAAAATCTCAAAGTTCAGCACCGGTTGACCCTCAAGCAAACGATGAGATAGACGAAGATTTACCTTTCTAAAATAAAACAATCAAACTTGGACATTTAGTTAGACACTTTGCCCAAGTTTTTATAATATTATTATATGGCAATTAAGAAAAACGATTTTAAATCAATTAAAGATAAATTCTCGGTATCTGCAAAATATAAACCACAAAGATTTTTTGACTTAGGTCCTGATTTCTTGGATGCGGTTGGATTACCGGGGCCGGCTATTGGACACCTTAATATGTTCTTGGGTCACTCTGATACAGGTAAAACAACAGCACTTGTAAAAACTGCTGTTGATGCACAAAAGAAAGGTATTTTACCTGTCTTTATTATTACCGAACAAAAATGGTCATTTGAACATGCTAAGTTAATGGGGTTTGATTGTCAGGAAGTTGTTGATGAAGAAACAGGTGAATTAGATTGGGATGGATTTTACATCTTTAATAATAACTTTAATTATATCGAACAAATTACTGATTACATTAATAATTTATTAGACGAACAAGAAAAAGGAAACTTAGATTATAGTTTATGTTTTATGTGGGATTCAGTAGGTTCTGTACCTTGTAAAATGACTTATGAAGGTAAAGGTGGTAAACAACACAATGCATCTGCATTGGCGGATAAGATTGGAATGGGTATCAACCAAAGAATCTCAGGTTCTCGTAAGTCTGACTCAAAATATGAAAACACTTTAATCATTGTTAATCAACCATGGGTTGAATTACCTGATAATCCTTTCGGACAACCAAAAATTAAAGCTAAAGGTGGTGAAGCGATTTGGTTAAACTCATCATTAGTTTATTTATTTGGAAACCAAAAAGGTGCTGGGACAACTAAGATTACTGCAACTAAAGATAAACGAACTATTAAGTTTGCTTCAAGAACAAAAGTTTCGGTAATGAAAAATCATATCAACGGATTAGGTTATGATGATGGAAAAATTATTGTAACACCACACGGATTCATTGCGGGTAAAGATAGTGCGGAAGAAAAAACTAATATTGAAAAATATAAAAAAGAATACGCAGAATATTGGAAGGATATTATCGGAACTGATGGTGACTTCGACCTAAAAGAAGAAAAAGAAGAAAGAGAATTTTAAAGTATTATTCACCTCTAAATCACCAATGTGATTAAAACATTATTAGTAGACGGGTCCAACTTAATGAAAATTGGATTCCACGGAGTAAAAGACCTCTATAGCGACGGAAGTCACTTAGGTGCTATTTACCACTTTATAAATACAATTCGGAAATTCCTTGAGGAACATAACTACGATAAGGTAGTTGTGTTCTGGGATGCCGAACATAGTTCATCCACTCGGAAAGAAC